CCCGAAGCCCGTCGATCTATACCTGGGCAGGATCTCTAGTTGTCAAACACCATATCGTTTTGGAGATTTTGATGGGTTTTCAGAGAACACGCGAGAGAAATAGTGGATATATCATTAAGTCTCTGGGTAATAATCAAAGACATGCCAAGGAAAAGACACCTTGTGATGATATTGTTGATTATCCAAATACTAATGCTCCCTCTTACTTCGAACGCTACGAGCGTTGTCTCGATTCTCTAAATCCCAACCACCCTGATGGGGGTTCAGACTTAGACCTCATCCGGCGTGAAATCTACTTTCAAGATGCGTATGTACCTGCTCAGCAAGCGGGCTGGAGTTATCTCCAAGCCTGCAAATATCTAGACCAAGGGAAATGGAAAACCATTTATGGTAGATCATCAATCTATTGGCTAGGGTATCGCAGAGCAGCTTATCCGTATCCTCAAAAACCAGTATCTTGCTATAATGAATGCAAGAATTTGGGACCTTGGGCTTGGGAGAAGTTCAAACCAGCACAACCAAAAGTTTCCCTCGGCATTTTCATAGCCGAACTTAGAGATGTTGGGATGCTATTATTTACTAAAGCACTCACATTCAAAAGTTTGGGGAACAATTATTTGGCCTACCAGTTTGGATGGGCACCAATGATGAGAGATCTCTGGGCTTGGTTCGAGTCAATATGTCAGATTGATAAACAAATTAATCAACTGATACGTGACAACGGCAAGTGGATAGAGAGGAAAGGCAAACTTTATAAAACAGTTACCAGCGAGCTCGTAGAAGCACCTTATTTTTCAGGTGGACCTATCACGTCTTTACATCCATCGTCTTGGACGACAGGCATAAGATGTTTTAGAACAACTACCGTTGAGGAAACTGCGTGGTTCTCTGGGACCTTTAAGTATTGCATTCCAGGTTTAAATCAAACAATAGCGGGAAGGACGAGAGCCTTACGAAGACTATGGGGTTTAGAATTCACCCCTACAAATCTTTGGGCAATCTTACCTTTTAGTTGGTTGCTTGATTGGATTGTCGACATCGGACGATTCATAAGTAATTATGACTCTATGACTGAAGACAATTTAGTTGCCAAGTATGCTTATGTAATGCTCACGAAGAAGACTACCATCAAAACAGAAGTCGTGTTTAGCGACGTCTTTGATGGGTCAGAGAGTAGAAATATTGCTACTTCTGAAGTCATTTATACTTCTAAAGCACGTGCAAAAGCAACGCCATTTGGTTTTGGCATCAACACTGATTTTTCTAAATCACAGTTGGCCATCTTAGCAGCTCTTGGAATGTCCAGGAGCTAAGGTATTACTTACCCTAACCCAAGGAGATAGTCATGCTGGCAACCCCACAAACTATCACTATCGACGCTGTCGCAAACACTCTGAATCGTATAGAAGATGATAAAACATCATCCCTGTATAAAACAGATGACGGCGAACTGGAGCTCAAGGTTTCACACCAGAGTTCTAAAACACGAACAAGGCGTATGGCTCGAGTGGATCAAACCGTAATTGCGGCAGATCCTCTTACAGCAGTTAATGCATATCAAAAACTAGGAGTATACATCGTAATTGATGAACCTCTTTTCGGATTTGAAGATGCACAAATACTGTTGCTCGTCAATGGCCTTAAGGACTGGATGAGTACAGCTAATATTACAGCTCTGCTCGCCTCTCGACATTAACGTGTATCGTTAGTGGTAGCTTCCTACGTGGGGCTACTGCATGTCTTGCATATCTACCCGTAAGGAGATACGAAAAGGCATGAAAAATCTCAAAATCGCAGAGTCTCTTCTTAAAGACTCTGCTGACAAGTGTTCAACCATGCTCGACTCTAGGGACTTGCACTGTATTACGTGCAGGTATAGAGATGAGGGTATGTCATTTTTGACATTAACATTACCGAAATTTGGATCCGACCTATTACAAGCATTGGAAGTTGGTTCGATAACTTCTGATCTCTTCGTTGGTTGGACGAAAAGAAACGGCATTCCCGTGTTTCTACAGAGACACCTTAACCTCATTTTTGAGCGCACTACGGGGACCCTATTTGATGATCCCAACAAAGCAAGTATCCAATGTGTGCATCAGATTTGTAATTTTTGGAAAAAAATATTAATCGAATGTGCACCAAAAAGGACTACAAATGCTTTGGAAAAGTTCATTCAAGTGGATGATCATATCGGAGAATTCCCAGAATATCCCGCTGATTTGTTGCGTGATTTTGGTACTATCTCTGATATTCTGTGGAGTAGTGTATTTCCTAGTCGTATCGACCCAGGAGACCTTACTCCCCATCATGGACCTGGTGCTACCGCTGAAAGAATCAATGGGCATAACAAGTATAATGCCCTGGAATTCTTTTGGCCTGAACGGTTGAATGAGTTCTTCAACGGAGGGGAAGTACTATTTTCCTCTGATGAGAATTATCATTTATCCAATAGCACCTTAGTAGAATGCGACGATTGGCATATGCCACCCGTAAGGGTAGTGTGTGTGCCGAAAACCGCAAAAGGCCCACGGATCATCGCCATAGAACCTGTTACTTTGCAGATGACTCAGCAAGGCGTAAAAGATTACATTGTTAATAAATTAGAAAATCATTATTTAACACGTGGTCATCTAAACTTTGCGAATCAAAGTGTTAACCAAAAATTGGCACTTGAGAGTTCCATCACTAAATGCATGGCGACCTTGGATTTAGCTGCGGCATCCGACCGAGTCCACAAGGACTTAGTATATCGAATGCTGTCAGTTAATCCTTCTCTGCGTGACTTAGTATTTGTTACTAGGTCAGATTTTGCAGAGGTCGAAGTACAGAAAAATGACTCTAGAGTTGTTTTCCTGAACAAATTTGCTTCGATGGGTTCTGCTCTGTGCTTTCCGATAGAATCCATGTTTTTTTACACAATATGTGTTTTATCTTACATTAGATCGCACGGACTCCCCCTCTCACTGAATGGTATAAAAACCGCGGTGAAAGAAGTGTACGTTTATGGAGATGATATAATCATTCCCACAAGCGTGGTTGACGGAACATGTAAAGCGTTATCCGATCTCGGAAACGTGGTTGGTCTCGAGAAATCCTTTTGGAAAGGACATTTTCGGGAGTCTTGCGGCTGTGACGCGTATGACGGGCTTAATATTACACCTGTTTATATGCGTAGACCGCTGCCTTGTTCCATGAAAGATTCCAATGCACTGATTTCCACTGTCTCCTCAGCCAATCAACTGTATGAGAAAGGCTTTGTTGAGACTAGTGAGACGCTTAAGCAAAGCGTTGAACAATGCACAGGGCAATTGCCATGTGTCGGAAAAACGTGCTCAGGTCTAGGTTGGAATCATAGTCCAGCGGGGTTCTACTTCCCTACTGTATATGATCCGGAGCTGTTTAAGTTTAAAGTACAGACTTATACAGTTCACCAGAAACTTGAGTTTAACCCACTTGAGGACTATGGTGCCCTCACAAAATGTCTACTTAAATACCACGTTAAAAAACCGAAGGGTTTTCAACAATGGCAGCTTGACGCTAAGAGAATATATGATTCATCTTTCGCAAGTGTAGATCATTTAGAGTTTTCACCAAGGATAGGCGCCTTGACACTTAAACGCCATTGGGTTGATCCCTGTTGGGATTAAATTATGGATTACCCTAATTAGTACTCTGTAATAAATCACAGAGTATAGGACGTCCATTGGAAATGAGATAACAC